TATAAATATAGAAAAAACAATATAATAATGCCAGCTATTGTTACAGACCAGTTTAGAATATTAAATGCAAGCAATTTTGTTGCAGGGGTCTCTTCGTCTACCAATTCATATTACATATCTGTAGGTCTTCCAAATCCAGCACCATCATCTGTTGGTTTTGGTAGACAAACAAATTGGAATACTGCAACTCCAAATCCAGTTGATAGTTTTTCAGAAATAGATCATATAGGAGATACTACTCAGTTTGGTAAAAGAGTTACTGATGCAAACGTAAGAAGATTAGTTCGTCGTATCGATTGGACAAAGGGAATTAAGTATGATATGTACAGACAAGACTATAGTACATCTAATACGGCACCAAACTCAAACGCAACAAGATTATACGATGCCAATTATTATGTTATGAATAGTAATTTCAACGTATATATTTGTATTGAGAATGGCTCTTCAGGAATTAATACCACTGGAAATGCATCTGAGGATGAACCAACGTTTACTGATTTAGAACCATCTAAGGCGGGTGAAAGTCAAGATGGATACGTATGGAAATACCTTTTTACTGTAAATCCAAGTGATATTATTAAGTTTGATTCTACTGATTTTATTGCTTTACCAAACAATTGGCCAACAAGCACAGATTCACAAATACAAGCAGTTCGTGAAAATGGTGACTCTGATATAAACAATAATCAAATAAAAACGGTTTATATTGCAGATCAGGGAGATAAATATACTGGAACTGGTGGAGAATTTGATATATTAGGTGATGGAACTGGTGGTAAAGTCGTAATTGAGGTAACAGGCCAAAAAATTACAAATGCAACTGTCTCAAGTGGTGGAAAAGGATATAGTTACGGTATTGTAGATTTATCCTCTATTAATAGTGGTGCAGTGCAGGGTGGTACACCTGCAAAATTGGTACCAATCATACCTCCTTCACGAGGTCATGGTTTTGATTTATATAAAGAACTAGGTGCTGATCGTGTTCTTGTTTATGCAAGATTCGATGACTCAACCAAAGATTTTCCAATTGACGCTAAATTTGCTCAAGTTTCTTTGATAAAAAATCCAACATCTTTTGGAACTACTTCAGTATATACAGGAAGTACATTTTCATCTCTTAAAGCTATTAAACTTTCAACTGTATCTGGGACACCAACGATTGGTGGTTTATTACAACAAACAGTTGGAACAGGTGAAACTGCATTTGGGTATATTTCATCATTTGATAATGACACAAATGTTATAAAATATATTCAGGACAGATCATTATATTTTGGAAATGGTGTAGATCAAACTGATGTAGAAAATGTAAAAAATCGTTCTACGCAGTTTCCATTTGAAGCAACTACATTCCAAATTGCATTTGCTGGTGGAAATGGTACAGTTGAAACTACATTTAGTTCAGGAATTACAACTGACATCAACAATAATAATGTTGCACTTGGAGTTTCATTTACAAGCGGTCTTGCGTCTCCTGAGATAAATAAAGGGTCAGGAGATGTATTGTACATTGACAACAGAGCTCTCATATCAAGAAATTTGAGACAAAAAGAAGACGTTAAAATTATTCTGGAATTTTAAAAAATGCCACAAAAAACGAATTTAAATATAAGTCCATATTACGACGACTTTTCCAAGGATAATCAGTTCTATAAGGTTTTATTCAATCCGGGTAAACCAGTACAGGCTCGCGAGTTAACAACACTACAATCAATATTACAAGATCAAATAGAGTCTTTTGGTAGTCATATGTTTAAAGAGGGATCGATGGTGATCCCCGGAAATACTACCTATGATTTTGAATATTTTTCAATTAAACTTGTAAGTGATCACTTGGGTGTTCCAGTATCATTATATGCAGAAGAACTTAAAGGTAAAATATTAAAAGGTCAAGAGTCAGGAATAACTCTAAAAGTTGATAATTATGCACTACCGGGAGACTCTACAGAAATTACAGATCTAACTATATTTGTCAAATATCTTGACTCTGGTGAAGATAATGAAGTTTCATTCCCCACTGATGGTGAAAATCTAGTCACAGAAGAGTCATTTACTTATGGTAATACCCAAATAACAGTAGGTGAGACTGTTGCAACTTTAATTGACCAAGATGCATCAAACGTTGGTTCTGCTGTATCAATAGGAGATGGAGTTTTCTTCATTCGGGGAAATTTTGTTAATGTAACTGCTGATAAAATAGTTCTTGATCCTTACTCTAATGTGCCAAATTATAGAGTTGGTCTTTTTATACAAGAAGAAATAATTCAAGCGAAGGATGATTCAAGTCTTTTTGATAATGCAAGAGGATTTTCTAACTTTGCAGCTCCCGGTGCTGATAGATTAAAAATAACTACAAAGTTAACAAAAAAACCATTAGATGATTTCAATGATAAGAATTTTATTGAATTGGTGCGTCTTGATCAAGGTCAACTAAAGAAAAATGAACAGAAACCTGATTATGGATTAATAAAAGACTATTTTGCAAAGAGAACATTTGAAGAGTCTGGTAATTATGCACTTGATAATTTTAAAGTTGAAGTTGTAGAGTCTTTAAATGATGGTATATCAAATGAGGGTGTATTTTCTGAAGATCAGTTAACCGATCAAAGAAATAAACCCGATGAAGATTTAATGTGTGTTAAAGTATCTCCCGGTAAAGCATATGTAAGAGGATATGATATTGAAAAATCTGGCACTTCAATCATTGATGTTGATAAACCAAGAGATAAGAATGAATTAAAATCACAAAAAGTTAATTTTTCACTAGGAAGTTTATTCAAATTAAATAATGTTCATGGATCTCCAAGTTTAGGTTTAAATCAAACTGTAGAGAATTCTACTGTAACTCTTCGTGATACAAGAGTAGGATCTGCCGGTGGAAATGATCCTAATGAGGCAGGTAATCCAATAGGAAGAGCAAGAATTTATTCATTTGAAAATACTGACGCATCATATGAAGGTGCAACCACTAAATTTGATTTATATTTGTATGATATCCAAATATATACAAAAATAACAATCACAGGTGTGACCACCTCACAAATGCCAGCAGGGAGTTACATAGAAGGTTTAGCGAGTGGTGCTTCTGGTTTTACTACAGAAGATGGTCAAGGTGGTGGAACTAGTACGTTAAATCTTGAACAAGTTTCTGGAACATTTTTAAAGGGAGAACAAATTAAAGTAAATGGTCGTAAGGAACTTGCAACTGGTCAAAATGTTAGATCTATAGAGGCAGTAACAAGGTTTGGATTGGAAGATGTGTTATCAGTGCATCAAAATAACGCACAGGGAAACAGTATTGATTTTAGTGGTGATTTAGTTCTTAAAAAACAAGCAATCAAAGGTTTGGGTGTTGGAGATATAGTTAATATTACAGCTGCTAGTAGCAGTGAATCGGATATGACATCGAGTGGTAAAACATTTGAGTCATTAAAGGTTGGAAATATTATTCGTTATAGTGATGGAACAGGTGATGAAGTTTTTAACGAAGTAAAGTCAATTTCAGCAGACTTAAAAACCGTAACTCTTGAGGCAGCACCACTGAATATCACTGGTATTTGTGATAGAGCTCTTCCATCAAGTGCAATTCAGGTTTCAGGAGTTGGAAAAGGAATCCCACAAATATTCCAAAATAATAAAGGTTTATATGCTCCATTAAGTAAAAAAAATGTATCTGATGTGCAATTAGGTGCATCAAAATTAGTTATTAAAAAACAAATTAATAAAACTACTGATGCTAATGGAAACTTAAGCATCAGTATTTCAGATTTTACTGGAGTTCCTAATTCAACTTTTAGTCCTTTTGATGCAGATCGATATAGCATCTCTAGGAATGATTCTGCTGATGCAAGACATGTCACTTTAGATTCAAGTCAAGTAACACTATCAAATAATAATACTACAATTACTTTTGAATCCCTTGAGATTGCAGGATCAGTACAAACTAGCGTTGATTTTGATGTTACAGTAACTCTTGAAAAAGATTTAATTGATAATAAAACTAAAAATATTGAAAGAAGTAATAGTATTTTAGTACAACTTTCATCTCAAATAGGAATTTCTACAAATGGATTGACACCAAGTAGACATTATGGATTAAGAGTACAGGATAAAGAAATTTCTCTACAAACACCAGATGTTTATAATGTTGCTGGAATTTTTGAATCAGTAAATTTAGTAGCACCTGTTTTAGATAAACTTGTTTTTGTAAGTGGATTATCACTTAATACCAATACTATACTTGGTGAAAAAATTAAGGGTGCAGAAAGCGGTGCAGTCGCAGTCTTAGCAGGCCAAACAAATGCAACGACTGTTGAAATTGTATATCTTAGTCAAACTAAATTTGAGATTGGTGAATCAATAACTTTTGATGAATCAAACATTACCACTAATCTACAAGGAACAATCGCAGGTTTATATAAGGATATTACATCAAACTTTACACTTGATGATGGTCAGAGAGATGAGTTTGCCGATTACTCCAGAATAGTTAGAAAAGATGGTGCTAACGTCCCTTCCAAAATAGTAAGAGTTATATTTGATAAATTTACAGTGCCTTCAAATGATACAGGTGATGTATTTACAGCAAGTTCATATCCTATAGATCAATTTAAAAATGTTCCTATTCTTAAAAATGGCCTTCGTGCGACAGATACTTTAGATTTTAGACCTAGAGTTGCTGACCATGCTGGAGGATCCTGTCCATTTTCTTTTGCATCAAGAGTTTTTAGTGATTCGGGAAGTAATCCAACATTAATCCCTGCACCAAATGAAGCATCAACAATAGATTTTAAATATTATTTACCAAGAATTGATAAGTTAGTGCTAGATTCAACTGACTCTGCAATAGGAGATGCTTACAATAGTGGTTATTTCCAAGTAATTAAAGGTGTGTCATCAGAAAATCCTGTTGTTCCAGATGATGTAGAGACTGCGATGACCATTGGTACAATAGAATTACCAGCATATCTTTATGATACTAAAAATGCAAAGATAACTCTTGTTGATAATCGTAGATATACGATGAGAGATATTGGAACACTAGAAGATAGAATAGAATCTCTTGAAGAACTCACATCATTATCATTACTTGAATTAGACACAAAGGCATTACAAATACAAGATGCAGATGGATTATCTAGATTTAAAAGTGGATTTTTTGTAGATGATTTTAAGAATACAAATTTATTAGATCGTAAAAATCCAGATTGTAAATGTGATGTTATTGGAAGTTTACAACATTTAGTGACTCCAACTGATTTTTATTCTGTCAAACCAGAATTAGCTTTAGCATCAAGTATTAATCCAAATACTGCTGATTTCTCTCAAGATCTTGAATTATTAGATTCTGGTGTAAGAAAAACTGGAGATTTACTAACTCTTGATTATGATGAGGTCATCATGCTAGACCAACCATTAGCATCAAGAATCGAAAATGTAAACCCATTTAATGTTGTTACTTTTAGGGGCACATTAACTTTGAGTCCAAGTGCTGATACATGGACAAGAAATATAATTTTGGATGATGGAACAAGAACTGTTTTAGGTGATACTGAGGAGACATTTACTAATGATGTATTTGTAAGTAGCGAACCAGACACTCATATAAGATCAAGAAACGTTGGATTTGATGTAAGTGGTATTAAACCTAATACAAAATTCTATGCATTTTTCGATAGCACTTATGGAATTGATATTATTCCTAAATTGATTGAAATATCAATGGATTCCGGTGCTTTTGATATAAATGAAACGGTAGAGGGATTTGATGGTGGCGATAGAATTTTTGTTGCAAGAACTTGTGCTCCAAATCACAAAAATGGAAGTATAAGCTCTCCAACAACAGTATATACAACAAATCCATATAATAATGACCTTACAATACCTAGTTTATATTCATCATCATCAAGTATTTTGAATATTGATATTGCATCTTTAGTAGAGGATGCACAAGGACAATTCTTTGGTCGTCTTCGTACGGGTTTAAAATTAGTTGGTAGACAAAGTGGAGCGACCGCAACCGTAGATCGTATGATCTTAGTTTCAGATGTTCTTGGTGATTTAAAAGGTTCATTCTTCTTCCGTGATCCATTATCTGATCCTACTCCAAAGTTAAGATTTACAAATGGTACAAAAACATTTAAATTAACAACCAAAAAAGATAATTCTAAACCATTGCTTGGAGATGCAGCAATAAGTGAAGTAGAAGCTAACTATAGAACAAGTGGTGTGGTAGATACGTTTAGGCAATCAACCGTTGTAGTTCGTATTCCACCACCACCTCCACAACCAGTTGTATTTAATATTACGAATGAGTTCATAACAAATGAAATTACAAACGTAACCAATGTTACTGAAGTTACTAATGTGACTAATGTGACTCAAAATGTAACTAACGTAACAGAAGTAATTCGTGAAGTAGTTCGTATTGAAAACGATGACCCTCTTGCACAATCTTTCTTAGTAGATGAAACAGGAGCATTTTTGACTGCTGTAGACATCTATATGAAATCAAAGGATAAAAGACAGAAATTAACTGTACAAATAAGAACAGTTGAATTAGGAATCCCTACACTTATTTTAGTTCAAGAGTATGCACAAGTTGTTTTAGAGCCATCTCAAGTTAATATATCAGATGATGCTTCTGTAGCGACTAGAGTAACATTCCCCTCTCCAATATACCTTGAGGGTGGTTCAGAGTATGCTGTGGTTCTTCTATCGCCTACTAGTGATAATTATGAGGCATGGATAGGTAGAATGGGTGAACCAACAATTGAAACTCAAAGTTTACCTGATGCAGAAAGTGTAATAATATCAAAACAGTACATTGGTGGTAGTTTATTTAAATCTCAAAACGGTTCAATTTGGACTCCAAGTCAATTTGAAGATCTTAAATTTACATTGTACAAGGCTGATTTTTCAAAATCTAGAGATGCTGAAATTACATTTTATAATCCACAATTAAATTATGAAAGTGCTCAGATTCCAACTTTAAGGAATAATGCGATTCATACATTACCAAGAAAATTAAAAGTACCTATCACTCCTACAAGTAATGCCACATCACTAAGTGAAATTGCTATAGGTGAAAAAGTAGGTGCTGGAGTTGCTGGAGTTGCAAATACAACACCAAATGGAATAGTTGAATCTATCGGTGGAGTTGTTGATGGAACACCTGATGTTATCAGTAATGGAATTGGATATACGGGTGGAACTGGTACGCAAAATAATGTGCCTACATTTAACATTACTGGTAATGGTACAGGTTTGACATTAAATGTCACTTTTGCAAATAATGGTGTTGCATCAGTGGCGATTGGTAATAATTCTGGAGAAGGTTATGTCAGAGGTGACATTGTAGGTATCGTCACAGCAACTTCTGGTGTTGGAAAGGGAACAGGAGCAACAATAGAAATTGACTCCATAGGTAATAGCAATGCTCTCTACCTAACAAATGTACAGGGTGAGCAATTTGATCAGGGAAATACTCTTTTATATTTCAATTCTAGTAGTGGTCAGTTTACAGCAGTTTCAAACTCAATACAAGTGACTGCAAATTCGGAGGTATATGATGATCTTTATAGTGGGAATG